TATTTTGGCTCTGCTGCCATGCAGCGTAGATAAGGAGAGGTAGGTATGGCTGTAGAATATGTCTCAGAAGGCACTAAACACGTCCTAGACGGGGTTTCTGTGATCACGGTAATAGGAGCCCTAGCCGAGGTGCTGCCAGCCGTTGCAGCCCTGTTTACAATCGTTTGGACGGGTATCCGTATTTGGGAATCTGCCACCGTTCAGGGTTGGTTAGGTAAGAAATAACTTGACAAAACGTCAAAAGTATGCTATAATATAGTATCTTTAGAGAACTTAAAACATGTCCAGAAAAATATCAGTAGCAAGTACAAAGAATACGACAACCAAAGATGTATTGTATACTGTTCCCACTAAGAATACTGCTTTATGGAACTTGATGTACATTATTTCTTTGACTGGTAACGCTACACCTAAAGTTTATTGGTACGATAAGTCTACTAATACTGAGTTTTTTATTGTTGGTGGTAAGAACTTAGGCACTGGTGAATATATTATTCTTAACCAAGCTGAAGTTGTATTACAAGAAGGTGATGAGATTAGGATTGAGAATACAACTACTTATACGGTAACTTATGTTGCCACGATAGAGCTAGTACCAAACCAAGCAACCCAGTTCCACGGAGGCTAATATGCCAATGGTCGGTGACAAGAAGTACCCTTACACTAAGGCTGGTAAAGCCAAGGCTAAGAAAGCCTCTGAAAAGATCTCTAAGCTTCGTAAAGAAGGCTATCCTCAGAAACAGGCTGTTGCTATCGGCCTGAGCATGGCTGGTATGAGTAAGAAGAAAAAGAAATGAAGCCTGGACTCTACGCTAATATCCATGCTAAGCGCAAGCGTATTGCTGCTGGTAGTGGTGAGAAGATGAAGAAACCAGGACAGAAGGGTGCTCCAACGGCTAAAGATTTTAAGCAAGCTAAGAAGACGGCTAAGAAATGAACTTCTGGATAGGCGTAGCGTTCTTCTGTTTAGCGGATACCTGCGCCTTCTGGAAAGCTGATCAGAACTTCTATAGTAAAGAGAAGTGTGAAGATAGGGTTGAGTTCGTAATGAAAGAAGTTACAAATGCGGGTGGTATTGCTAACGGTGTCTGTCTTCCAATTAAACCAGGACAAGCATAATGGTTAAGAAGGTTTATCAAAACAAAGAAGGTGGACTCAATGCCAAAGGCAGAGCTTACTTTAAGCGCACTGAAGGGGCTAATCTAAAGCCTCCAGTGTCTTCTAAAGAGGCTGCTAAATCACCTAAGAAGGCTGCACGGCGTAAGTCTTTCTGCGCTCGGATGTCTGGCGTTGAGGGACCAATGAAGGATGAAAAGGGCCGTCCTACTCGTAAAGCCCTGGCTCTTCGTAAATGGGATTGCTAAATGAACTACCTAGATCTGGTTAATGATGTACTAATAAGACTGCGGGAGAACGAAGTTTCTTCTGTTAATGATACCCCTTATTCTAAACTAATTAGTAAGTTTGTTAGGGATGCTCAGCGTCAAGTAGAAGATTCCTATAACTGGGAGGCATTGAGCAATACCCTTACAATGAATACCGTCTCTGGTTTGTTCAACGGTGTCTTGGTGGGTTCTGGTGTTCGCTTCCGTATTATTGATGTCCTTAATGACACAAGTAACTGGGAGATGAAGTACATCGACTCAAAAACATTGAATGAGTGGATGAGACTTAATGAGCCAACTCAAACAGGTTCTCCAACCTACTATAATTTTAACGGTGTAAGTGCTGAGGGAGATACTCAGGTAGATATCTACCCAATCCCTGATGGTGTGTATACTATTAGATTTAATATTATTCAAGCCCAAGACCCTTTAAGCCAGGACAGTGATCGTCTATTAGTTCCTGCCGAGCCTGTTATTTTCTTGGCCTATGCTAAAGCTTTGGCTGAGCGTGGTGAAGATGCTGGTATGTCTTCTGGTGAGGCTTATGCCCTTTATCAGAACTCATTGGCTGACCATATTGCTATTGAAGACAGCCGCTATCCTGACGAAAACATCTGGAAAGCCCACTAATGGCTAAACCTCTAGTAACCTCTACAATTGCTGCTCCTGGTTTTCTGGGTCTAAACACTCAGGAATCTAGTATCCAATTGTCTAGTGGGTTTGCTCTGACTGCAGAGAACTGCATCATTGACAGATATGGTAGGATAGGTGCAAGGCGTGGATGGACTCCTGTCAACGCTACTAACGCTGATCTAGGCTCTAGTAATATTGAGTTTATATTTGAGATGGTTGATCCTAACAGTGACAATCATCTTATTTCTGCTGGTAATAACAAGTTGTTTGTCGGCACTGAGACGCTTACACAGACTACTGTAACAAATGCTGATGGAGATGCTCCAGCAACATATACCATTACAGGCAATGACTGGCAAGCTGCTTCTATCCCTTACGGTGATGGTACTGAGGCAACCCCTCACGCTTATCTAGTACAGGCTGGTCATACTCCTCTTGTATATCATAAACAACCTGCTACTTCTAGTAGTTTGCCACATGATCATGATGGAGCTTATGGATTTCAGGTTCTTGGTTCTGCTCAAACTGGAGGAGCAACTGTAGGTTCTTTGCCTCCTGGATATACAACTACTGATTTCAAACCAAACACTATTCTGTCCGCTTATGGACGTATTTGGATGGCAGACATTTCTGGTGATCGACAGACTGTATACTTTAGCCAGCTACTCAATGGATCTGAGTTTGATGGTGGTGATTCTGGTTCTCTGTCTATTAACTCAGTATTTCCTAACAATGATCAGATTATTGGTCTATCTGCACATAACGGATTCTTGATCATTTTTGGACGGAATAATATTGCTATCTACGCTAACCCAATTGATGTTACTGAGCTTACTTTGGCTGACTTTATTCCGAATGTGGGCTGCGTAGCTAGAGATTCTATTGTCAATACAGGTACGGATGTTATCTTCTTGTCTGATTCTGGTGTTCGCAGTTTGCAGCGAGTGATTCAAGAGAAGTCTCTACCGATGCGTGACCTGTCAAAGAATGTACGTGACGAGTTGGTGTCAAACGTAGCTTCTGAAACTGCTACAAAGATTAGGGCTGTGTATTATGATCGAGATGCTTTCTATCTACTTGCTCTACCTGCCACTCGTTATGTCTACTGCTTTGACCTTCGGGCTCCTCTTCAAGACGGAGCAGCACGTGTTACTATTTGGAATAACATTGAGCCTCATGCCTTTGTTGTTACAGCAGCTAAAGAACTTCTAATAGGCAAAGCTGGATACGTTGGTAAATACTACGGTTATCTAGATAATGCCAGTACTTACCGCATACGCTATTTCACTAACTACTTTGACTTTGATCAGCCAACCAGCCTAAAAGTTCTAAAGAAAGCTGGCTTTGTTGTAATTGGCGGATCTGCTCAGCCTGTGTCTGTCAAGTACGGGTTTGATTACACTGACAACTATATTGGTATTACGAAATATCTTGACAGTGCTGTTGTTTACGAGTATAATATAGCTGACTACGGTGTAGCAACTACAGTAAGCGAAACGCAAGAAACAGATCCTCCAACCGTGACAATTGAAACAGTTGACGAAGAAGATGTTGTAGTCTCGTCTACGCATTATTTAGTAGATTTTAGTACGACTTATAATGCAGGTTCTGGATACAATACTTCATACCCTGTTCATTTAGATGCTGATGGTTATTATTACTCTGCTCGTTATTTAAAAGACGAGAATGGTCAGTTTTTAAGAGATGAGGACGGTAATCTTATTCCTGTAGAAAACAGAACCGAGTATGTTTATTATTTGAAATCAGGTTCTTTCTTGGGTGAGTATACTGGTGGTATTGTGCTTGACAGATTTACTGCTAACCTTGGTGGTTCAGGTGCTGTTCTTCAGATTGGTATTGAGTCTGACATTAACGGAGATCCTTTGTCAATTCAGAAGATTGACGTAGGTGTTAAAATTGGTAAAACTGTAATTTAAGGAATAGAGATGAGTGACTATATTAAAGGAAGTAACTTTACATCAAAGGATATTCTTCCTACTGGGGACTCTAACAAGATCATCAAGGGTACTGAACTTGATGTTGAATTTACTGCTATTGCAAGTGCTATTGAGTCAAAAGCAAATAAGGCAAGCCCTGTATTTAGCGGTACTCCTACAGCACCTAATCCAGCGGCAGGAACTAACAATACTCAAATCGCTACGACTAGCTGGGTAAATGCTGCAATTGATGATGATATTACCGCTCTTAGTTTGGGTACGATGTCTACTCAAGGAGCAGGTGCTGTTGCTATTACTGGTGGCACTATTGCTGATACTACTGTAAACGGTTTTACTGTTGGTAGTAACGCCGAAGGAACTAAGACTATCTCTACTGAAGAGCCTTCTGGTGGTGCTGATGGTGATGTCTGGTATAAGGTCTCTGCATAATGACTCTGCATGTAAAAGACAATGACGAATGGAAGTCAGTCACTAAGGTTGCTGTGAAGCACGATGGTGAGTGGAAGACCCCTGCCGTCTATGTCAGAGACTTCTTCCAATGGCGAGGTGTGTGGCCTGAAGTCCAAATTAACTACCTTGTAATCGGAGGTGGAGGCGGAGGAGGTGGTGGTGTAGGTGACGCTGTTGGTGGTGGAGGCGGCGGAGGTGGAGGTGGTGGCTTCAACGAAGGAAGTGCCACTCTTCTAGTAGCAGGCTTCTCCGCAGACATTACTGTAGGTAACTATGGCGCAGGTGCTGGATACAATGCTTATGGATCTGCTGGTGGCACTTCAACGCTGTCTTCTACTCTGTTAACTGTCTCAGCGACTGGTGGTCAAGGCGGACATGCTGCTGCTGGTAAGGGAGGCGCAGGTGACGGAGGTGGCGGTACTGGCGGTACTCCTAACGGTAAGCAAGGTGGTGGAGGATCAGATGATCGCCCAGGAAACCCTGGAATTGCTGGTAATACCTCTACTATTATTGATGGCTCTACTTCTGTAAACTACGCTGGCTCAGGTGGAGGCGGTGGTGAAGGAGGAGGTGGAGCAGGGGGTACTGGAGGCGGCGGAGCAGGTGGAGATTTTAGTGGAAGCGGTGCTCCAGCTACAGGATATGGTGCAGGTGGTGGAGGAGGTGGTGGTAACGGAGGCGGTGGAGGTAATGGTTCTAAAGGAGTTGTTATTGTCTCTTACACATGGCCTGAACAGTTAATGACTGGTGGTGATACTGTTACTTCTTATGGATCTGGTGATTCTACCACTTGGATACACACCTTTACTAATGACGGAACACTTACCAGCAACGTATAATGGTTAAGTTTCCAGTAGTACAGCGTCCTGAGTATATTATGTATTTGGAGTACGCCTTTGATATGTTTTGGCTCCACACTGATGTGTTTAAGTGGACCGCTGCAGTAAAGAAAGATTTTGTTCGTAACCTAGATAGACTTCAAGACTTGCTCAACTCGCCTATCTATGGAATGGTTGACAATAGTAAGCTAGGTAAGTTTAGTAAGTCGATTGGGTTTGTGTTTCACAGTCTCGTAAGAGGAAATGATAATAATGTATATGAAGTATACTCAAGGAGTTTATAATGGGTAAGATTGTTGGTAATCTTCTAGGATTCACTTCTGCTGGTAATAAGGCAGCGGCTGAACAGCTTCAGGCAGGCAAGATGGCAGCATCTGCTGCTGCGTTCAGACCAGTAGACATTACCAGTCGGTTTGGTGCTGGTAAGTTTGAGATGGGCACTGATGCGTATGGCACTCCTATTTTAAAGGGAGCAAGCTACGAAGTCTCTCCAGAGATGAGGGCTATTCAGGATGCAGTCTCGGCTCAGATGCCAGGAGCCGTTGCTCAAGCTGCTGCTGTTACTGAACAAACTGCTCCTTGGTTGACAGGAGGCGCACAAAATCTATTTAGCCTCGGTTCTCAGTATCTTGCTCAGTCCCCTGAAGCGGCTGCTAGAGACTACTACTCTACTCAGCAAGCATTGCTTGAGCCAACCCGTCAAGCTGAAGAGGCTCGACTGGCTCAATCAGTGTTTGGACGAGGACGCGCTGGTCTAAACATA